CTCGAACGTAACGTGGAAGATATTTATAACAAGTTAAGTAAGAATGCTGACTGGCGTGCACGTCAGTCTTCTATTAACGACGGTTGGAAGTATTTATATTCTTCGTATGATCGTCGGTTGAATCGCATTGAGCAGCACATAAAGCAAAACGAGGAGGAAACTGGGAATGAAACCTATTCAGATGACACTTGTTGAACCGTGTCAGGTTAAGATTGGTGATATTTATGTATACAGAAGCTTAAAGCCAGAAGAGCATCATTATTTGATACCCGTGATCGTCGATGAACTAACTTATGTTTTAAGACGATGCGAACCGGGTGATATTTATGCGACTGGCATGTGGACAGCTACCTTTAAGACTCTTGCGGAGAACGAAGATATTTTCGGCAAAGAGTCTAAGTTTAGAGGATTAACCGTATATTCAGAGATCGACAGAGACGGAGCGCTTAGGGATCCAAGAATTATACCAAAGGATTCGTTTGACGATTTTTTGAAGATATTTACGGAACCAAATTGTGTTACGCGCAAATACAAAGCTATTTGTATAAACGATAGAAGAATCGACATTCGAAAGGAGTGATATTTATGCCTACTTATACCGATACTAATTTAGCAGATGAACTGCAAAGAGCTGTGGAATTACTTGACCGCAATTATATTCCTTCGGCTAAGATCTACCACAATTTCAGGATGTATACCATTGAGCGCGGCTGTGACGACAAGTTGTATTTAGACAAGTTATATTTGTTCCGTGGGTCGGAAAAAGTGGCCGAAGCTTATGGATGGATCGCAGTAAAGATATTTTACAACACCATCATCGATATCGAAAAAAAGGAAGGAAAGCACATGTTCGATATTAACTGCACAGATGTCGATGATGAGATCGATGAGACTGATATTTCCGAGTATCTTATGGACCATTGCCCATTTGAACTTGGCGATATTCTGGAGCTTAGGTCATGCTGCGATATTTATGGCAAAGCGATTCAAAAACTTACAGAATCAGACGCCAGTCCCGCAAAGAAGGTTATTGTACGTGTTGCAAGTATCATGTTTTCAGTAGAAGCAAACGAAAAAGGTGATATTTCCAAACGATGGAGAATCCTTATGCGTAACTTAGACGACGAGTGCGTAAGCGAGTACGTTGGAACTTTCACCGATGACTTTGATTCACTGGAGATATTTTCAAAAGGCAAACCGATACGTTTTGAAATCGTTTCGTACCTGGGGACGTTAGAAAAGAGCAATTATATTTATGCGAAGCCTGGTGTATACAACGATGCCGTGGTTCACGATGTGAAAAGTCTGCACCCTAGTATGTGGGAAGACTTTGATGATGGTGATATTCCGGATGTATCGGTTGAAGTTGGCCCTTGCGCTACGGATATTCCAAACATTACAATCAAGATCTCAAAGCCCGGTTCAGAGGAGGAAGAGGAATGAAGGTTTATATTTTCACACAGTTTCTGCCGATGGGTGCGGAACGTATCGTACTTGTTAGCTCGTCAGTTAAGAAGGGAGAGAAAGAGATGCGGAAAAAGTATCCCTACATGAGACCAGATAGCGATACTAGTTATATTCTTGATCCGAAGACACATCTCCTTGGGCGTGTCCAGGGATGGGAAGTAGATGCAGTTAGGAGTGATATTTCGTGAATGAACTTCGACCGCCAAAGACAGAGTGCTTCTCATTTGCCATGGCTCCTGAAGTAGCAGACATGCTCGACAAGTTGTGTGACCACTATGGAATGAATCGATCCAAAGTTGTACGCGGATTGATAATTCGGCAAGCGAGATTGCTCAAAATTGCAGAGTACCACGACAAAGATGTCGACCTTTTGTTTTGGTGATATTTAAGTTTGAGTTCTCTTAATTGAGAACTTTCCAAGAAACGCTTACCAATTAACCAATTATTACCCCTATTTTATTAACTATTAAAGTTAAAATTACAAATAATTAATAAAATACCAAAAATAATTGGTTAATTGGTAAGAATGTGAGAAGAAAGCATTGGTGATATTTAGCGACAATTACTGGTGCTTTCTTTTTTTGCCTGTATGTACAGAACGTACGTTTTGGCAATGTGTGGTTATATTTTCAGATTGGTCAGTTTCACGCTTTAACGCGTCTACGCAAAAAAAACACCGGTTATAATAGAGAAGAAGGAAACACCGGCTCGGTATCCATTACTTCTCTTTTATTTTTTCTCTACGTAACTGTTTGTGGTGGCAAAGAAGGTGATATTTATGGCTAAGAAGTTAGAAAGCAAGTTCCAGAAAGAACTGAAAGACGAGTTGCGTTCGCGCTTTCCTGGGTGTCAGATTCTAAAGAATGACCCTAGTGATATTCAGGGAATGCCGGACCTTACGATTCTTTATGGCGACAAGTGGGCAACTCTTGAAGTAAAGAGATCTGCAAATGCTACGCACAGACCTAACCAGGACTATTACGTTGACCTGCACAAACGTATGTCCTATTCAGCATTTATATTTCCAGAGAACAAGGAGGTAATACTGGATGAGTTGCAACATCACTTTGAACAAGCATCCGGAGATTGAAGGGAAGCATGCGATATTTAGCGCAAGCAAGTACGGCTGGACCAACAAGTCTCCAGAAGAGAACGCTGGTGATATTTTCAAGGAGGATGCAGCGGTGCTGGGTACAAAGCTTCATGCTTTAGCAAGACAGCATATTGATTTAGGAGTTCCTATGGGCAGATCCCAGAAGACTTTGAATCTTTATATTAATCATGCTATTAAGTATGACATGCTTCCAGAAGTTGGATTAAAGGCAACGCCTTATCATTTTGGCACAGCCGATGCCTTCAGTTTTGATAAGAAGACTGGCAAGTTGATGATATTTGATCTGAAGACTGGTGTTCGTCCAGCACAGTTCAGACAGCTTGAAGTCTACGCCGCGTATTTTATTATGGAGTACGCTGCTGCGCTTGGAATCAATCCTTCAGACATTGATATTGAGTTACGCATCTATCAGAACGACGACGTAATAGTCGGCACACCAAGTCTTAGTGATATTCAGCCGATCATCGACAATGTTACAGAAACCATGAAGATCGCAGGTAAATTGAATGAAAGTAGGTCCGCTTAAATCGTCTACTGTCACAGACAACGAAGGCGATGGTGATATTTGGCAGGTACTGCACTACGAGCGAGCAGCGCTAACACCACTCGTTTGTAGTTATATTTTCAGATTCGGACTAGAAGGAGCAATTGATGTCAAATAGAACAGATGAGGCGTATTTCTTTGAGACGCCTGGCGATTACCTTGATTATTTACAGCATTTTGGAATTAAAAGACGCAGTGGAAGATATCCTTATGGAAGTGGAGATACTCCATTTCAGCATGAAGGCAGCTGGTACAGTCATGTAAAGGAACTGAGAAGTCAGGGTCTTAGTGACAATGATATTGCTAGACTCGAAGGTATTAAGTCTACAGAGTTTCGAGCTAGGGTTTCTAACGCACGAGCTGCAGAACGATCCGAAGCCAGAGCTATGGCTATAAAGCTTAGAGATCACGGATATTCTACTAGTGAAATTGCAAGACGAATGTATGGCAGCGCGTCTAAAGAATCTACAGTAAGATCTTTGCTGAACGAAGAGCGCGCTAAGCGTAATGATTTGAACCGCGAGACCGCAGATACTCTTAAGAAGTTTGTGGATCAGAAAAGATATTTGGATGTCGGCGCCGGAACGGAACTAGAACTTGGCGTTTCCGAGGAAAGACTTAAGAAAGCCATAAGCTTACTTGAGAAAGAGGGATATAAGAAACAGTATTTGCGGATTCAGCAGATGGGAACGAATCATCAGACAACCTTGAAGGTCTTGACAAAGGATGATGTTCCTTGGAGCGAACTTAACGAGCATAAATACGAAGTGCAAACTATCGGATCAAAGATTATTGATATTGATGGTAAGAGAGAACCTGCTATGGAGATCAACAGTGTTGACTCCGGGCGGGTTTTTATTCGTTATGGGGACCAAGGTGGAGCTGAAAAAGATGGACTGATCGAGATACGTAGGGGCGTTGATGATATTTCATTAGGCGCTGCTAACTATGCTCAGGTTCGTATTGGTGTTGATGGCAAGTACTATATGAAAGGTATGTGCTGTTATGGTGATATTCCAAAGGGATATGACCTTGTTTACAACACAAATAAGGTTAGTGGAACTCCACCGGAAAAAGTCTACAAAGCAATGAAAATTGATAAAGACAATCCGTTTGGTGCGTCTTTAAAAATGGATGACGATGACGTAACACTAACACAAAGATATTATTACGATAAGAACGGTAATAAAAAGGTATCTGCGATCAACGTTGTAAATGAAGAAGGCGATTGGGCAAAGTGGGGTAAGAGTTTAGCATCACAGATGCTATCTAAACAGAACTTGTCTTTAGCTAAGAAGCAGTTAAATTTGGATTATGCCAATAAACTGGATGAGTTCGATGATATTTGCAAACTTAATAATAAGACTGTTAAGCGATTGTTATTACAAAAGTTTGCAGATGGCTGCGATGCGGCAGCTGTTGATTTAAAAGCGGCTCCTTTGCCTAGACAGGCCACGCACGTATTGATACCTGTTCCTTCGCTTAAAGAGAATGAGATATATGCTCCAAATTACAGAGACGGCGAACAAGTATGCTTAATAAGATATCCTCATGGTGGTGTATTTGAAATTCCGACACTCACAGTTAAGAACAAAGGCTCTGATGGTGAAGCTGTTATTGGAAAGAATGCTCCCGATGCTGTCTGCATTAATTCTAAGGTAGCCGAACGGTTATCTGGAGCTGATTTTGATGGTGATACTGCCGTGGTTATTCCCGTTGGTAATAACGTAAAGATTCGTACTTCTAGACCATTACCTCAGCTTGTCGGCTTTGATCCGAAGAAGGCCTATCCTAAGTATGACGGAATGGAAGTGATATCCAACAGAAACAAGCAGACCGAAATGGGTAAGGTAACAAACCTTATTAGCGACATGACGCTAATTGGAGCGCCAGAAGCTGACTTGGCAAGAGCTGTTAAGCATTCCATGGTTATTATCGATGCCGAAAAGCACGAACTTAACTACAAACAAAGCTACATTGATAATGGCATAGCCGCTTTAAAAGAGAAATACCAAGGTCATTCTAATGCTGGTGCCAGTACGATTATTTCTAGAGCTGGTGGACGATACGATGTTCCGGCAAGAAAAGATAATTACAAGATTAATCCTGAAACCGGAGAAAAGATATTTATACCAACAAATGAGTACAAAATGGCAAAAGGCAAAGACGGTAAATGGTATAAAACGGATAAGCTTGTGACACAGCAGTCAACCAAGATGTATGAGTATAAAGATGCTTATGAATTGACTTCTGGTGGAAGTAAAGCAAATCCTGGACATCCGATGGAAGATGTTTACGCTAACTATGCCAATCAGATGAAAGCTCTTGGCAACAAGGCCAGAAAAGAATTGATATCTACTGGCAAGCTCGAGCAGAATAAAGAGGCTAAACAAGTCTATGCGGAAGAGCGTGCTTCATTGATATCTAAGTTGAATAGAGCATTAAAGAACGCTCCTATGGAAAGACAAGCACAATTGTACGCTGGTAAGATTGCTAAGCGTCAGATTGATGCCGATCCTACTCTGGATAATGAGCATAAGCAGAAGATTAGAGGGCAGGCTCTTGTTACGGCACGAAAACGAGTAGGCGCTAAGAAAATTCCGATTGATATTACGGATCGCGAATGGAAAGCGATACAGGCCGGAGCAATCTCAGATACTCAATTGATGCGGATATTAGACAACACCAAACTTGAAGATATTCGCGCAAGGGCAACACCAAGATCTACGGAAATTAGTTCCGCCAAGCAGGCTAGAATTAAAGCTATGATGGTTTCCGGATATTCTACTAGTGAAATTGCAGACGCTTGCGGTGTCTCTGTATCATCTGTACAGAAGTATGGCGGTAAGAGTGCTCAGAAAAACTAATTACTGATATTTACAAACAATACAATCCGTTGAGCTTACCACTGAACTTTTTAGAGGTAGGTTCAACGGATATTCTATTCACGTTTCTTACATGCAGAACATGTTGTCATGTGCATAGTGATATTTAGTATACAGAAAGGAGGTGCTCAATATGGCTGATCACATGCTAACTACTATAGACAATCCATACAACCCGTTTAAGCAGGAAGATGAATGGAGAGCATATGATTGGACTCACGGCTATCATACCGACCAATACCTTGCCGCTTTCTGTCATACATCCATGGATATTTCAAAAGAGAATTACGATGCCGAGGTTGAGCGAGCTATAGACGAAGCTATTGAGAAGAGTCCGCTTGGAATACACATAAAAGTTACAGAAGATACTGTGATTAGACCAATACCTGTAGAGGTATACATGGATATTCTAGACGATCTAGTAGATTCTAAGAATTACGAATAGTCTAATGCGTTCGGGCATACATTGATATTCAGAGTTAAACAAAGCTTCAATACTGTCCTATTACAGTGCTCTATACACATAGCGTATACGATTAGCTCCAAATAGCTATCTATACAGACCTACTATACACGTCTATACGCATACATTGATATTCAGAGTTAAACAAAGCTTCAATACTGTCCTATTACAGTGCTCTATACACATAGCGTATACGATTAGCTCCAAATAGCTATCTACACAGACCTACTATACACGTCTATACGCATAC